TACCGCCCGGTTGTCGCCGCCGTCTTCACGGCCTGGTCCATGCCCGTGAATTCGCTCTTGTCCTGGCTCGAGATGGCCCCAGCGCCGCCGATGGTGACCAGCGCGCCGAAGCGAATGACCCCCTTACGCTTGGACCATCCCAACTCGGGAAGGGCCGCCTGACGATTGCCGAATTGGAACGCCATGGCTTAGGTCCAGAAAGCAACGCCGTTGTGGCAGGGAGCGTTGCACCCGACCGTTGCGTAATAGCCGGCGCGGCATTCGATCGCGTCCTCGTCGGTCATGCGCAAGATTTTGTTTCCGTCCTGGCGCAGGATGTCGGGGATTTTCGAGGACCCCGCTCCATACGCCTTCCAGCTCGGCATTTCGAGCAGGAACAAACGGTTCTTCTGGCAGTACAGGTCAGGGAAAATCGTGATGTCCCCGAACTGCGTCTTGACCTGCACGCCGTCGAAGCCGATGCCCGCGGGCCCGGTTACCGTCGCCGGCCGGTACTTCGCTTGCCCCTGGAGCAGCAAGTTCGCATAACGGGTCGGGTTGATGTAGCCCATCTTCGGCTTGCCGCCGACGCGAGCGCACTCGGCCGCCAGCTTGATCAGGGCCTCTTCCTCCGACAGGGCAGACGCATCGAGGATGGTCCCGACGAGTCGCGAATCCGTCGAGCGGTCCGGCATGCTGAAGAACGAATCTCCGCCGCCGGGCTGAGCCGTCGGCAGCCACGCATCCATGCCCGCAACGCAGGTGCGCACCGGGCTCGCGTTGTCCTGTCGATCGCCACGAGCGAAGACCGAATCCAGGACCGCGACCGCAACGCCACCGAGGGAGTTGATGTTCGCGTTCAGGGCGAGGGTCTTCGTCGAATAGTTGATGCCCAGAACGGTCAGAAACCCGCCGGCCCCCTTCAGCGCGCCCGACGACTCGGTCAGCGCGAACTGAATGTCCATGTTCTTTTCGAACAGGTACATATCCTCGAGGTCCTGAATGACGAGGTTCGCGGTCGCGACGTTGGTTGACGCATCGACAACGCCAATCTTGCCGAAGCCCGCCCGATACACCTTCGTGCAGAAGGAGTGCATCGTCGCGTCCATGATTCCGTCGACCTGGAGAACCATGTCGTCGTAGAACGTGCCGAGCTTGTCGCCAGCGGTCGCCAGCAACAGGCCGTCAATGGTCGCGCGGCCATAGTCGCGGAACCACGTCAACGTCGGCTGCGCAACGCTGGTAAAGCCAAACGTCGCGTCCTCCGACTTGGCCTTGACGACGCTGAACGTCGCAGAACGAGCCGGCGAGTTACCGATGCGCATGGGATAGGCAACGTTCTTGCCCGTCCATGCGACTTTCTTGATCATCGCGCCAAGCGGGCCCTTGGACCAGCCGACCGCGCCGAGAAAGTTGTTGTCGTAACGAATCTTGAGAGCGCCGACGAGGTTGTTGAACGAACCCCCGACGGTGGCGAGCGTGCCGAACCCGAGCGCCCCGGCGAGCGAATCGAGCGCCGCGCCCGCGATGAGCAGCAGCAGAATGAAACCGAGAACATGGGACATGACGAGACTCCGTTGGGAAAGGGGTGGACGAACCACCTGCTTTCGCGCTTTCAGAGTTTCGTCTTCGGTTTCGTCGTGTGCGCTACTACAGGACCAATCTAGAATGCACTTACCAGGCCGATTGGCAAACCTATTTCAGGCCATCATGGAATGATTGCTTCTTCTTTCCGTGCCGTTGCTCCGAATAAGCAATTGCTACTGCCTGCTTAATTGGTCGGCCTGCGTTGCGTTCGGTAGCAACGTTCTGGGAGAATGCGGCCTTTGATTTACCCGGATTCAGCGGCATTGCGTTACCTCAGGTTGAATCGCCTCTTGAGCTCGATGTCGAGCGCGTCGCGGTCGCGGGGCAATGGCTTGGGCCGCGCATCTGGGCGGGCCGCGGGGCGGCGCAGGGATGGCGGACGGGGCGGGGCTGGCGGTTCGCGCCTGGTCGTTCCGCCGTTCTTGGCTGCGATGGCCTCCGTGATTGCCGAATGGTCTGCGATGAGCTTGTCCTCGAGCACCTCGGCTGCCGCCTTGAGGTATGCCTTCTGCTTGCCGGTCGGCGAGCCGGCTTTGGTCCATTCGGCTTCGGCCAGGCCGCCGATCCATTCGGCCGCGGTCAGCGGAGCGCCGGTCTTTTCGTCATGATCGACGATGACGCCGCTTTTCATGGCGGCATGCACCACCGGCACCGATTCAATCGCCTGCGTGGCCGTGACGACGCGGCCCATGTTCTCCTGACGCTGCAGGCGGCTGATTTCCTTGTCTCGGGTGTCTCGGTCCTTTTTCAGGGCCTCGATGTCCGCATCGCGCTGCGCCTCTCGCTTCTGCTCGGGCGTCAGCTCCTCGGGCGGCTTGCCCTCCTTGCCGGCGATGAGCGATTCCAGCGCGTCGTCGCGGCGCATCCCGCGCATGGCCAGGAGCTCGCCGAGACTGGCATTCTTGAGCTTGCCTTCGAGTTCTTCGCGCCGGCTACGCTCCGCGATCAGATTCGTCTCGATGGCGCGCGTCTGCTGCTCACGCTCGAGGGCCGCTAGCGCCGCGCGGCGCCGTTCACTTCCGGTGAGCTTGGGCGCCTCTTCTTCGGCATCCGTGCCCTCGGTGGCCGCCGTTGCTTCGTCGCCTTCGGCCGTGTTGGCATCGAGATGGACGTCAGGGTCTCCCTCGGCATCGGTGCCGGCGACATTGACGTTGGTCTTCTTGCCCTTGACGGGCCGGCCGACTCCTTCGACGCTGGTCCCCTCGAGGCCCAGGCGCTGGTCGCCGGTAGGCATCCCGCCGCCGTCTTCAGCGTCGTAGTCATTCCAGGCGAGGGCTACGGGCTCAGTCTCGGCGCTGTCCTCGGCAAAGTTGGGAATGCCCTGCTTCGGTGCCGGCTTCGCGGCGACTGGCGTTGGCGCGGGTTCTGCCTTGGCAGGCGGCGGCGCGGGGGCTGGTTCTGAACTTCGGTTGGCCATGTGTTCTCTCTTTCGTCGTTGGGTTGCGTCTTACTGAACGGGACCTTGCGGCGGCGGCACCGGCGGCGCGCCGGTGGGCATCGGCGTGGCTTGCGGGACCGGCGACGTCGGCAATGGAGCGCCAGGCGGCGGCGCAGGAGGGCCGGGGAGCATCTGCTGAGCTACGCCCGGCGCAAGCTTCGTCGGGTCGATGGCGTCGATCAGCTTCGAGAGCAGCGCCATGTGGCCGATTGGATAGTTCGCCTTGCTCGACCAGGCCAACAAGTAGCGTTGCCGCGCGTAGTTGAACAGCGTCTCCGCGTTCAGGTACGGCGGCGGCGTGTTGTACTTCCCTTCTTCGAGGATGTCGTCAACGATCGATTCCATCGCATACTGCGGCGCGAGCTGCAGATCGATAATCGGCGACAGGTCGGGCACGTCGGCCGCGCGCATGGCGTCTTCACGCGTGAGCCAACCTTTATCGATCAGGAAGTTCGCGCGCTCGAGACGACCGGCGACCGTGGCGCCGAAGATGCTCGACGGGTAGACGCGAATTTCCTCGTCATAATCCTTGTTTCCCTCGTCCATCGGGAACGCGATTTCCGAGTAAGAACCGCGACGAATGGCGCGGTACTTGACCTCGGAGGCGCGGCCGTCCCGAATCAGGTCGCCCGTGAGTCGATTCCACCACTCAGTGGTTTCGACGACAGTTCCCTCCCAGAGCTGCGAGAGCAGCGCTAGGCGGTCCTGCTGCAGCTCGGTCGATTCCTGGATGGCGACGGCTGCCGTGAGCCCGGCGGGCTTGACGCCAGCGGCAATCTGCGGCGACACGCCAAGCGTCTCATAGCCGAGGCCCTTGAGGTGCTCGACGTATTGATACCACTCGGGCGAGACGGCCGTTATGGGCGCGAACACTGGCGCAGTGTTCTTGAACCTGACAATCTGGATGTCAGAATTCGTGACCTTTGTCGGCGCCGTCTCGTTTTCCTGCAGTCCGATCAACTGCATGGCCGACTTTTGGTGTGTCTCGCGGATGCGCTGATAGGAGTCGTTCAGCTCCAGCTGCAGATCGACCAGCTTTGCCACCGCGCCCACGCCCCACATTCCGATCTGACCCTCATCGAATGTGCGCAGAATCAGCGGCCAGCCGTCATACTTCCATTCGCGGTCGCTGCCCTCGACGACGTGATTGCCGCAAATCAGGATGGTTCGACCCTGTGGACCACGCTTCCATGCATGAACAATCCGCACCTGACTGCGCGGCATCGAGCCGCCGTAGACGATTCCCGACGGCGAACCAAGGGACGACTCCTTGAGCTGGTCGAGCGGAATGCGGTACATCTCGGACGCCTGCTCGATGGGCAGGTAGGTCACGTGATACGCGCAATCAGGCTTGCGATACCGAGACTCCACCTCGTCGAAGAGAAACTCCCACTCGGGATAGCGCGCGACAGTCACCTCATCGGCCGAGTCATCGACCTTCAGCACACCGCCGTCGCCGATGAGGAGGTCCCGAAACATCAGGGACGCTTCTTCCTGATATTTGTTCTTGTGCGCCCACGCGTCCGAGATGTCGGTTTTGTCGCGAGCTGCGCGGTTCACGCGATAGTCGCCGCCATTGGGCAGGAATTGCGCGCGCGGGCGAAACGAACAGATGCGATTGCGAATCGCGTTTACGATCGCATAGCAGATGTTGAAAGTGATGTCCTCGGAGTTCCAGAGCGGGTTCCGCTCGTAGCCGGACATCGAGAGCTGATACAGGTCACCCAGCGGGCGCCCCATGTAGAGCTCGGTATAAAACAGGATGTCGTTGCGCCGGGCCATCTCGAGCTGAGTGCGCTCGAGGTGATCGACGGCGGCCTGCAACGACTTGGCGACCGGCGACGAATCGACCGTATCGCCGCCCTTTGGCTCCTGAAACCATGCCTCGGGAGACGTCCCGGGCAAGTCCTCATTTGGATAGCTCAGTTCAGCGGAGACACGCTTTCCGGCTGTGGCCGCGTCGTTTCATCTTCGTCGGGCGTCGAGAGCCCGAGGGCAATCTCACGCTCTGCGATCCGTTCCTCAAGTAGGCGATGCATCAGATTCGCAACCCGATTCAAGTACGGCCCGGCATACTCGGCGAACCAGCGCTCCGGGTCGGGCCGAATCAGGTCACGCGCGCGCAGGCGAGCGCCAGCCTTGCGGGCGACGCGGTAGATTGCGACGGTGCGCTCCCAGGCGTCGACATCGGTTGGCGCGATGCCGCGATAGGTGTCACTCATCGACTTCGCGCCCTTCGTCTTCGCCATCATCGCGAACCGCTGGCGCCGAGCCCATCCACTCGCGCGGCCAGGGAGGCAGATAGCCGAAAGCGCGCATGGTCACGCCGAGATTTCTTTCGCGGGTGTGAGTGCCCGCAGGAGCACCGACGCGGCCAAATGTGATTGACTTGACCGCTGAGTCGCAGCCTTCCAAAGGATCGTCAACATCAGAGAGCGATCGAGCCGCGGAAGGTCTGGCAAGGAGGCCAAGTAGCGGATTCGGCGCAATCTCGTCGATGACGACGAACTCACTGATTCCTCTGCCTGTTGCGTCCCGCGAAGTATCCGCCATGTGCTTGCCTTTGCTCTTCGAGATTGTTTAGGTATTCGTCCATCGGGTCAAGTAGGACCTTAGGTTTTGCAACCGGCAACTCGCGCAACATGTCGCGCGCCTTGCGCCAAGAATAGAGCCACGCGTCGCCGAGGTCTGAATGGTCGGCATTTTCCGCTAGCTTGCCGGGCTTCTTCCAGCGCACACGCTTGGCCTCACGAATCATCGGCGAACCCTTTTCGACGAAGGTCTTACCCGTGCGCAGGTCGGTATTGAGCCACTCGATGTACTGGACCTTCTCTTTCTTGTCGGCCTCCATCCAGTGGATATCGGGCGCATCGACGCGAAACGTCTCGATGGTCTTGCGCGTTGCGTGACCGGCTGGGTCGTAGACGACGCTCGGGAGCTTGCCGTCCTGACCTGGATACTGCGGCGCGAGCTTGCGGACGCGCGCAAATAGTTGGTGATTGTTCTGCTTGCTCAGGCCCTCGCAATAGCGCAGCACGCTGAACTGCCGATGCGTCTCGACGCCCGTTGCGGCTATCGCGTCCATGTCATTCCAGCCGAGGTCAAGCCCGAGGACGTGGGCATAGTAGTCACGTGGCGCGATTTCAATGATGGCTTCTTCGGGAATGAAGTAAACCAGCGCGTCTGGATCCACGATCCACTGGCCGAGCCACTCTCTACGATAAGTAACCGAGTCTTCCGTAAGAGCGTACATCGCTCTCGCCTCGGCCAAGCCATCGCGACCAGCACGCACGTAGAACGGGTTTTGGTTGACCGTCCAGTGGTGGTCGTTCGACCACTCAGGAGAATGGCAACAATCGAAGAAGAACCCGTCCGCGACCTCAGACGGTGTCCCAGTCGCATAGACCTGGCCTCGGTAGTCGAGGGTCGTCGGCATGATCGCCGCTTTGGCCAGCTTCGCAAACCACTCGGGCGCGAGCTGTGCCTCATCGATCCAAACGAGCCGAAACTTACGACCGCGAGCCCGTTCGGCGTCTTTGCGCGTGTTGAAGCCGAGAACTTCGATCTTGGACGTGCCCCACGACCAACATCGCTCAGTCCAGCGTTCACGCAGTCCGAGCTCATAGGCTAGGTTGTACTCCCGGAGGTCTTCCCAGACGATGTCGACGCCTTGCTCATCACTGGGCGCGAAGTAGCAGATACCGGCCGGTCCACCTTTCCGCAACACACGCAGGCTCTTCCCGAGGAACGTTGTAGTTTTTCCGGCACGCCGACCAGGATCGGCTGCCACCAGTGGTCGCACGTCGTCTCGGAGGCTGCATTGTTCGGGCCCAAGGAGCTCTTGGAACGCTTTCCAACCCGGCGGCTCATGTGTTTCCTGCGCCTTCAGGACGCGAACCGCGAGCTCCAAAATCCGCGGGTCCGGGGCGCGCATTCAAGCGACGGCCTCCCACTTGATCCCATGGCAATCGGCCCAGCGTCTCCAGCACGGCGTGGGCTGTAACACCTTTAGTTCCTCGCGCGGCCATTCCTTGAGCAGCTGCAACCCGAATCCCTGGCCGCGTAGTCCAGCCTTCACGTAGACCATCGCCAGCGTGCGCGGGTCGCGCCAGACAGCGAAGCCGACCAGCACGCCGCCTGTCTCGGCAACAGCAACACGCCCGCTCTCGAGCCACTCGTCCACCATCGGGCCGCATTTGGCTTCCCAGCCGCGCCAGGTCACGCCGTCGCGACGCGGCCAACGCACTTTGAGCGTCGTCTCGCGCACGAATTGGGATTCACCTCGAGCGCGACCGAGCGGGCGGATGACGACGGCGAGGTCATTCACCG